TTATCGCATCGTATCTCTTTCAACATAGCGCAGTACCCTCTTTTCCTCAATTAGTTTAATTCTGCCTAATGCAAACAAGCAGTCTAAAGCACTTAGAAAATCAGCCATGTTTTTTTGGCGTGGCATGGTTCGTTCAAATAATTCTTTTGGGGACATATCTTGCTGTGACAATGCTTCTAAAATACCTGGAAAAAGCGCAATAATACTGTTTGAATATGATGTTACTTTATTTGGTAATCTCATCGAACACCTCACACCTTTGCACGAAGTAGGAGATTATTATCTCACAAGCCTCTCTGTATTTACGACCGGTCTTTTCAAATAATGTCTCAACAAGGAGGTTGTAAATAGCACTTTGTGAAATCTGTGATTCACTAGCATCTTCATACATCCGTTTAATACTTTTAGCAAATCTATCCACATTTAATTTATTTTCTCCGGCTAACCGATCTAATGTATCATTTACTCCTTCATAAAACCGTCTAACATCAAAAAGCACTCTTTCTTTCAGGCGTTTTTCAGTAATTTTATTTTCAACCTTAATAGGTTCCATTTTGAGTTGTGTATCGGCTGTAACATCCATTAGATCAACTTCTCGAAGTACTTGTTCAATTTGCTTTTCTATTTCATGTCTTGATGTAGCATCTCTTGCCTTAACAAGTATTTCTAAGTCATGCTTGTCGGATAATAAAGCCAATTTATCTTCTTCAGATAAATTTCGAATTTCGCGTTCACAGTCAACACATAGAATAATATCGTCAGTTTCTGAAAGGCGAACGATCTTAGCGTAGTTAATATCGTTGCCTTCTTTTTTTATACCAAGAATTCTACCGCACTTTTGGCATCTGCCGCCCGTTTCAGCTAGTAGCACCAAAGCTCGAGCATCGATCGCAACTTCATTAGCGGCTTCCATAGAAAAATTATTGTAAGTTGTAATAAATTTAATGCTTTTCTTTTGAGTTTCAAATGATTGTATGTACTCATCGGTTATCTCTCTTACACTATTTTCACAATTCCTGTTTTCGACATTAAGTACTGTATAAAGAAATATTCCGGCAAGAAAGTCTTCCAGAACAAATGAATTACAGCTAACAATATCCTCCTTTGTCATGTTATTTACTTTCTCAACAATTGTTTCAGGTTCGATTGTGTCATCAGAAGCAATGATGTCCTTCAATGCAAGAACTATTAGGCTATTTTTATTACTATCCAACATGGGGAGGACTTTCTCCTTAAAGAAAACCGAAATATCACGAGCATCTACATCCGGAGCAGCATCGGTTACAACAGGTGAAAGATTTTTTTTACCTAATATCAAATCTGAAACGGTGCCATCATCGCTGCGAATATCATAAGTAGGCGCAATAGAAAGCAGCATGGTACCGCACAATTGCTTTTGTGTTACTCTTTTTGCCATGCAAATCTTTAAAATTGTTGCAAAAGTGCCAAAACATAGCTTCTTCATGTATTGCGCCCTCCTGTTATTTTGTTTTATTGGTTGGAATATCGTCGTCAACATAGTCGACAATATCGCCTATGTTGACATCAAGAGCTTTACAGATTCTTCCTAACACATCCATGCTTACCGGCAAATCTTTACTCAACTTCGCTATTGTTGTCGATGTTAAATTCGTCATCGCCATCAGATCTTTTTTCATCATCTTTTTATCAATTAATAGTTTCCAAAGTTTATTATAACTAAATGCCATTTTAATCGCCTCCAAGCACTATTGGATGGTATTCCCAACAGGTTATTTATTATTATAGCAATTAACTATACAAATTACAATTAGTTATTTATATATACAAACTTCGGCTTTGCAAACGCTTATGTTAGTTTTGTTCCAAAAATAAATGGAGACTTGCGGAGTTTCAGCGGAGTAACAGCGGAGTCATAGCCGAGGACTTCAGGTGCTCGAATTAATAAAATTTAGATAGACGGCGGAACAAAGCTGTAATTTAAGAAAAAGGAGGGTAACTCATGGAAGATATTCGCGATTTCAATGGTCGCTTAGTCTGTAAAGCTGACGCAGCCACAGGTCTTGTAGAAGTTGCATATAAACGATGTAAAACCAGTACACAGATACCTATCGGAGGAACATTGAAGATTGAACGTGATGGGGTTGTCACAATAATCAAACGAATAAATGATGCTGCTTTTCATGTAGAAAGCTATGTCTGCGCAGCATAAGACGTTAATCAACTAAATAGAAAATCCGCGGAGCTGCATGACGGCCAGGATTAATTCTCATACCAGAGAATTATCCCGGCCGTCATTTTTTGTTCTACGGATTTTCGGCTCCTGCGGATTTCAAAAATCTGAAATTCAAGGAGCTGAGAAAAATGAAAATCAAATATCACTTCAACACTGAAACCATTGAAATTGAAGTATCTGAAGAGTGGGGAGAAATTCTGGTCGAACTTGACCGTCAGGAATACAACATTAACCATAAAGAGACTCGCCGACATACATCACTTGATGCAATGAAATATGAGGGAGAGATTTTCGCAAGCAATACCGACATTGCCGCAGAGTACATAAGAACTCAAGAAAATGAGACATTGCTAAAAGCCATCGATAGTCTTCTCCCACAGCAAAAAGAACTGGTACGAAGGGTGTACTTCAATAATGAATCCCTTGCTTCAATAGCACGAGAAGAAGGGGTCAGTAAGATGGCTATTACAAACCGCATGAAAAAGATCCATGAAAAACTAAAAAAAATTTTGAGTTAGGGGGTTTACTTTTACTGTTTTCGTGGCCTAACAGTGAGGGCCAAAACATCAGTCCTAAGAAAGATGAGGTGAAAAGAGCATATGAAACACAAACTCAAAATCAATATCTCGGATAATGACAGAGATTTAGGTATTGTGAAATGTCGCAATGTCACTCTACGAGAAAGGTTTTTGCAATATCTGCTGGGGAGAAAACAGAGAGTAACGATTATTGTTCCTGGTAACAGTGTAAAGTCTGTCGATATCCGCGAAGTTTCGGAGGTAGATGATCTTGATGCATTCTAAACGCGAAGAAATTATTCCAATGCCCATAAAGGGCAGACCATATAAGCATCAGATTCGTGCTTTCAATTTCATCTGCAGTCTATTTGGGCTTTTGAAGGGTGGTGGTGTTTCTGCCATTTCCGGATGGGGTGCAGCGCTCCTGATGGAAATGGGCTGACCAGCACCGGGAAAACTCTTGTCTCAATTGCAATTATAGGAGCATTGCTTGCCGCAGGAAGAATAAAACGTGTGCTGATTGTTGCACCGCTTTCCATTCTTGGAGTGTGGGAGGACGAATTTAAACGGTTCGCAGATTTCCCATATCAGCTTATAGTCCTTAATGGCACGATTCAGAAGAAAATCCAACAACTAAGATTTTTAACTGGCGAAGGTGTCCATGTAGTGGTAGTCAACTACGAATCTGCATGGAGAATGGAAAAGGAACTGGCAAATTGGCATCCTGACATTATCATCGCCGATGAAGGACATAAAATTAAAACTCATAATACAGCGGTTTCAAAGGCAATGCACAGGTTGGGCTTGCTTGCCCGGTATCGGCTCCTACTGACAGGAACGGTTATAACCAACAAAGCCATAGATGTATTCAGCCAGTATAAATTTCTCGATCCACGCATCTTTGGCAACAGCTTTTATGCATTCCGAAACCGGTATTTCAACATGGTCGGCTATGGCAACCATACACCAGTGCTGAAAAAATCAATGGAACAGGATTTGATGAAAAGGATCCACAGCATTGCATTCCGGGCGACCAAAGCGGAGTGCCTGGATTTGCCGGAAACCACCGATATTATTCGCCATATTGAGCTTGAGCCTGTCACTTTAAAGAAATATAAAGAGCTTGTCAAACAAAGCTATACTGAGCTGTCAGCAGGAGAAGTAACAGCTACAAACATACTGACACGCTTGCTTCGTCTTTCGCAATTAACCGGCGGCTTCATCGGAAGCGATGACGGTGGGAAAATCGAGCAAGTCAGTGATGCCAAGTTGAAAGCTCTTGAAGATATCCTTGAAAGCAGTATTCAAGAAGGACATAAGCTGGTTGTTATAGCAAGGTTTATCCCTGAAATTCATGCCATATGCAGGTTGCTGGAGAAGAAGAACATCGGTTATGCGTGTATTTATGGGGCAACAAAGGATCGCCAAGGGCAAGTAAACCGGTTTCAATGTGATCCCGACTGCATGGTGTTCGTAGGCCAGATTGCAACTGCTGGACTCGGTATTACACTAACCGCTGCAAGCACAATGGTATTTTACTCACTTGATTATTCCATGTCGAATTTCGAACAGACAAAAGCCCGCATCCATAGAGTTGGACAAAAGAACGGTTGCACATATATCTACCTTATCGCCAAGGGTACTGTAGACTCAAAAATCCTGACTGCTCTGCGCAATAAGGCAGATCTTGCAAAAATGCTGATAGACGACTACCGCAAAGGAGCAAATCCTTTTGCCCCAGAGGGAGGTGAAAGCTGTGAGCAATAATGCGATGTTTGAACTTGCTGACCGTCTTAAGGAGCTTCGCGATGCAAAAAAGGCCGCGGAAGAGGAACTAAAAAGCATTAATGCAGAGATTGACGATGTTGAATACCGCCTGTCTGAGCTGATGATCAGCAGTGAGACGCAAAACTTCACAAGAGCAGGAACAATGTTCTGCCTTTCAACGACAACAAGAGCCAGTGCTGCCGCAGGCATGAAGGAGGAACTGTTTGACGCACTACGCAGTAAAGGCTTTGGAGAACTCATCTATGAAACAGTCAATGCAAATTCCCTGTCAGCATTTGTTAAAGAACAGATTGCGGAGAATGGGGACGAGCTTCCGGACTGGCTGAAAGGCCTTGTGAATGTCTTCGAAAAGACAACAGTAACTGTGCGGAAAGCAGCAAGGTAAATAGCTTCAGAAAGCAATGCTCCAATATCAATGTTCAAGGAATAACTGTTCGAAGAACAATGCTTCAAAGAACAATGATATAGATTACATTTCAAATTCATATTTACGGAGGTATAAAAGCATGAAAAACAATGAACTCGTAACTATTAACGAAAATACAGGTTTTCTTCAGCTCGCTGATTTCAATCTTGACGAGGCAATGGCATCAGAACTTGACGGTCTTGACATGACTTTTGAACGCATAAAAATCCCGTCCGCAGGCAGCACAGTATTCGAAGTACCCGGGGAAAATCCCGGAGAACCTGATACTGTCAAGGAATTCTCAGCGGTAATTCTTTATCATCATCCACTTTATGCATACTACAAGGACAAGTATACCGGAGGCAGTAACCCACCGGATTGCGGAAGCTTTGATGGTATAACCGGCGAAGGAGACCCCGGAGGAAGCTGTGCCAAATGCCCATATAATCAGTTCGGTTCGGGGGAAAACGGCAGCAAAGCTTGCAAGAACCGCCGCAGGATATATGTACTGCGTGAAGGGGAGATTTTCCCGTTGATACTCTCATTGCCAACAGGATCGTTGAAAGAGTTTTCCCGCTACATCAAAAGGCTGCTTTCTAAAGGTAAAAAATCGAACAGCGTAGTTACCCGCTTTTCATTGAAAAAGGCGACCAATTCAAGCGGTATCACCTATTCACAGGCTCAGTTTGCTGTAGATCGGGATCTGACCGCTGACGAATATGCGTTGATATCCAAGCTCTCCGAGCAGGTCAAAGCATTCAGTACCCGAGTCGGCCATGACACTGAACCTGCCGGTGAAGAGGTAATAAATGTAGACCCTGAATCAGGTGAAATTACTGAGCCGCTTAAGTGATCAAAGGCCCTATCGGAGAGTAACTTCCATCTCCGATAGGGCGGAAAGGAGAACCGCATGGGATACAAATGTGTTTATATGCTGCCTGAAATAAAAGAGTATCTGAAAAACACTGGTTTATTTGCTTTCGATTTTGAAACCTCGCCTTGCGATAAATGGAGGAACGATAAAAGTGCAGCTCTGGATGCTCATAAAGCAGATATTACAGGGATCAGTTTTTCAGTATCAGAAGGGACTGCTATATATGTTCCACTTAAACATCGTAGCGGGCGAAATGCAGAGAACCAGGCGGTAATATGGGATTATCTGAAATTACTATTCGAATCAAAAGATGTAATAAAAGTTGCTCATAATCTGGCTTTTGAGTCTATGTTCCTTTACGCAAGAGGTATCGTCCTTCAAAAGCCTTGCTATGACACGATTGCAGCATCACAGCTTACATTAAAAAGCAAGTGGGAGTTCAGAAGTCTTGCTGACAGCGGACTTAAAACGCTTGCGCCTGCACTCTGCAAAGCAGAAATGACAGAATTCTCAACGGTTACTGAAGGTCGGTTTTTCGATGAATTGAACCCTCAGGATGAGAAGACTGTCCGCTACGCTTGTGCTGACAGTGATTATACTCTTCGCCTATACCATGTTTTCAATCAGTGGTTTGATAGATTTTTACCCAAACACAGAACTATTGTGGAAGAGGTAGAATCGCCTACATCAGTATATGTCGGGATAATGAAGTATAACGGCATATTGGTGGATAAGTCAGCCATGCTGAAGAAACAAGCGGAAGCCACAGAAAAGATTGTCAGTATCAGAAAAGAGATTGCCGGAATTATCGGCAATGTAGAGATTGGGGCAAATGCTTCAACTTCAGCATTTAAAAAATATCTTTTTGTGGATCTCGGTCTTCCGGTAATGAAAACGACCGCAAAACATCAGGAAGCTGCCGATGATGAAACCATGATCCTATTAAAAGAATGGTGTGAATCCAACAGGCCTGAACTTGCTCGCTTATTTGAACTGGTGCAGGAATACCGCAAGTGGGGAAAACTCAAATCCACCTATATAGACGGGTATCTTCGATTTATTGATGAGGATACCGGCAGGATTCATCCGGACCTTATGCCACTGGGGACAGAGACAGGCAGATTTGCGTCAAGAAACCCGAATATGCAGAATTGTCCGCAGAAAGACAATGACCCAATAGGCGTACGGAAATTTATCATTGCACCGGAAGGAAAGGCTATTTTATCCCTTGACTTCTCGCAGATAGAACTGCGCGTCGGAGCGTTTTATTGCAGGGACAAACGTATGCTGGAAACCTATCGTACTGGCGGTGATATCCATGCTCAGACCACTTCTGTTATTTACCGCATTCCTTTTGAAGAGGCAGCAGACAAAAATGCTCCACATTATAAAGAGCGCAGGACCATTGCAAAGAACTGCAATTTCGGTGTGTTCTATGGCCTGTTTCCTACTGGCTTACAGAGGACACTTAAATTTAAAGCAGGGCTGAACCCAACTTTGTCCGAATGTGAGACCATCATTCAAAACTTGAAATCCGGATACCCCGGTCTTGCCAAATGGCAGGATGAGGTAAAAAAGCGGGCTGCTGTAAGCTGCTATTCAGAAACATGGCTGGGCAGGCGAAGATACCTGCTGGGAATTCGGTCATCAGATTGGGGCAAGAAGTCCTTTGCCGAGCGGTGCGCATTAAATACACCTATTCAAGGTACAGCGGCAGATATTCTAAAGCTTGCCTGTGGGCGCATCATCAGTGGACTTCCCGAAAGGCTTTGGCTGAAACCTATACTGCAGATACATGACGAGCTGGTTTTTGAATTACCGGAAGACAAGGTGGACGAAGCAGTTGCTTTTATAAAAGAGTGTATGGAAACACAACCCTTCCCTGAATTTGATGTACCTATTGTGGCAGAGGCTTCGGTAGGGAGAAATTTTGGAGAAATGAAAGAAATGGAGGATTGATGTTATGAATAACTTACAGGTTTTTAAGAATACAGAATTTGGAGAACTTAAAGTACTCGTTATTGATGGAAAGGAATACTTCCCTGCGGCAGATTGCGCGAGGATGCTTGGATACTTAGATCCCTACGATGCAATTAAGAGACATACAAAGGGGTCGGTGAAACACCGAGTCCTTACAAGTGGCGGTGAGCAGGATATAAAATTTATTCCGGAAGGAGATCTTTTCCGATTAATTGTTAAATCAAAACTTCCTGCTGCTGAACGCTTTGAAAGATGGGTCTTTGATGAAGTGCTGCCCACGATCAGAAAATATGGAGTTTATGCTACAGATAAAGTTATCGAAGAGATGATTTCTAATCCGGAGTATGGTATCAGGATTTTCTCTGAACTGAAGGCAGAACGCGACAGACGGAAATCTTTAGAAATAGAAAATGCAAAGAATAAACAGATTATCAGCGAGCTAAAGCCCAAGGCGAGCTATTATGATCTCATATTGCAAAATAAAAGCCTTGTGCCGATCAGCAAGATTGCCAAGGATTACGGAATGTCTGGCCGCGCTTTCAATAAGCTGCTTCATGAGCTTGGAGTACAGTACAAAATGGGAAACTGCTGGCTTTTATATCAGGAGTACGCCGATCAAGGATACACGCAGTCCAAGACTCATGCTATTGATGCAGAAAGAAGCGTAATGCACACATATTGGACACAAAAAGGAAGGCTATTTATCTATGACCTTCTTAAAAACAAGAAAGGTATATTGCCTGTAATCGAACGTGAACAAAAAAGCGCATAGGCAGGGGGTAATACCATGAGTATCAGCAAGTTTAACGCGGAAGGATATTACGACCCCACACCTTATGAAGCATTGCTTAGGATTGAGCGAGAGGCCAGGAAAGCGCCTTACAGACCGATGGTATTTATCTGCAGCCCATATGCTGGTGATATAGAACGTAATATCCGTAAGACTCAGGGGTACTGCCGATTTGCAGTGAGCAGGAATTGCATACCTATTGCTCCGCACCTCTTGTTTCCGCAGTTTATGGATGACGATGATGAACAAATGCGAAATCTGGGATTGTTCTTTGGCATGGTATTGATGTCAAAGTGCTCAGAAGTGTGGGTATTTGGCAGAAAAATTACTAAAGGGATGTCCATTGAGATTGAAAAGGCAAAGCAGCGCAGCATTCCGATTCGGTATTTTAATGAACGATGCGAGGAGGTGCAGTGTAAGTGAGCATCTCATTCCCTAAAGAATTGGCAAACCGGAAGCAATGGATATGCTGGCGTCTGGAACCAAACACAAAGGACGGAAGAGACAGTAAAATCCCTTATAATCCCTTAACTGGTAGAAAAGCCTCAAGCACTAACCCAAACGACTGGTCGACGCTTGACGATGCGATTGCGGCAAAAGAACAATACCTCTATACCGGATTAGGTTTTGTATTCGCAAAAAGCGGAGGTTTAGTAGGGATAGACATAGATCACTGCCGCGACAAAAACACTGGGGAATTAAGCGATACCGCCAAGGATATCCTTGAGCGGTTTCCGTCCTATACGGAAATCAGCCCTTCAGGAACTGGGCTTCATATTTTCTATAAAGGGGAGATGCCTGCTAAGGGCAATAAAAACACTAAAACCGGCGTTGAAATGTATGCCCACAGCAGATACTTCACAATGACTGGCGAGCGACTGCCAGGGACCCCTGATTACATTACTGAAGATAACGGGGCACTGGCCTGGATACATGAGAATTATATCAAAAGTAAAAAATGGAGAGGAAAAAGCAAGAAAGACCGTAAAAATTTTAAGCTAGAGCCGCTTACAGATGAAGAAATTCTGGAGAAAGCCCGTACAGCCGAAAACCATAAGGAATTTAATCTGCTATGGGAAGGAAAATGGCAGGAAGCAGGGTATCCGAGCCAGTCCGAAGCCGACCTTGCTCTTTGCTGTATGCTGGCTTTTTGGTCAGGCAAAAACAAAGAGCAGATGGACAGGCTGTTTAGAAATTCCGGGTTATTCCGGGAAAAGTGGGATACGGTACATCATGCAAGTGGAGCAACATATGGGCAGGAGACACTGGATAAGGCCATTGAAGTTACAGAGAACGTATACAGCCGCGAAAGCGAGTCAGTTATCTTTGAACATGAGGGCAGGTATTACCGCACCAGAGGCGAAAGTGTGTATCCTATAACAAATTTTATCATTCAACCGGTGGAGATGATTGTATCGGAAGATGAAACGCAGATGACTGCTGACCTTATTACAATTCGTGATGAAATATACCGCCAGACATTTATGACTACCGACTTCAATAACATCCAAAAATTTAAAAATATCTTGAACCGCCGGACAATATCCTTAGGCTATTTTGGCTCAGAAGGAGATTTGGAACTGCTGAAAGGTTATATATCTGAAATGGAGTGGGTAAGGAAAACAGGGGTCAAGGCTCTTGGGATTTATGAGCATGGCGGGCGGATGGTATATGTTTCAACGGATGGTGCCATTGAAGCAGGAGGCAACATGGTTGAAGATATCGTGCAGCTTGATAAGTATAAAAGCATAACAACCGATATACTAACCTTTGAGCCATTGACAAAGGAACAGCTTATTATGCTTGGTGAATGGCTCCTCAGCTATAACGAACCCATAAAAACGGTATCAGTAATGGCCTGGGTGGCCGGGTGCTTTATCAAACCGCATCTAAAAAAATCAGGCATTAAGTTTCCTCATTTATTGCTTGTCGGAGAACAAGGCAGCGGAAAAAGTAATACATTGGAGCGGGTTATTCTGCCGGTATTTTCGTGCAGTAAAATCCGCGCGGCTACACAGGTTACTGCATTTACACTGATGAAGGAATCTGCATCATCGAATCTGATACCACAGTTGATGGATGAGTTCAAGCCTTCAAAGATAGATAAGTTAAGGCTAAATGCCTTATACAACCACCTTCGAGATGCATATGACGGCCATGAAGGTGTCCGCGGTAGGGCGGATCAAAGTGCTGTTACTTATGAACTGTTGGCACCTATTATTGTAGCTGGTGAGGAATCGCCGGATGAAGCGGCCATCAGAGAACGGAGCATAGAATTGCTATTCAGCAAGAAGGATTTAAAACCGGCCAGCCACAGGCAAGCATTTTATAAGTTGTGTGCAAAAGCAGATTTGCTTGGCAGCTTCGGCCGGAGCCTGCTGGATATAGCACTCAGAGTATCGCCCGCTGAGGCAGGGAAATGGTATGAGGAAGCAAAGTCAGAGATATCTGATGAGTTTCCATCCCGTATCGTCAATAACCTTGCCTGCTGCTATGCCGGATTGAGCCTAGTTAACAAGCTGTGTGAATTTCTTAATGTTACATGGACTGAAGTGTTTCCGATTAACAAAGGGACATGTATACGTTATCTCCAGAACGGTGTGCAGGAGTACTTGCTGGATGGCGGCAGTAATAACAAGACCATTGTAGAACAGACGCTGGAAATCATGGCCCGAATGAAACTGGCTCCAAACCAAGATTACACTTTTGATAAAGGTGGCAAGGTTATCGGGATTCGTTTCTGTGATGTATATGACCGCTATACCAAGTACAGACGCGATTATGCAATCACTGGTGAATGTCTTCCATATAACCAGTTTTTGAAGCAATTGAGGCAAAGTGACTTTTTTCTGGAGAGCAATAAAACGATGCGTTTCGGGAATGAAACTAAGAAAGCCTGGGCTCTTGATTTTTCGATATTGAAAGAGCGATGCGATGTGAGCGGCTTTGAGATCACAGATATTGAGCCTCTTTAACCTCGAAAAAGGTAACAAGGTAACAAAAAGGTAACACCCGAAACGCTGATGAATAGCCACTTGTTACCTATGTTACCTTTGTCACCTCAACTTTATATATACGCGCGAGAAAACATTGCTTTTTTGAGAATAAAAAATATAAAAATAAAAATATTCGTGTATACACCTGCCCAAAAAAGAGGTAACAAGGTAACAAAATCCGGAAAAGCGCTTGATAGGTGGATTTGAGAAATGACTTTTTTGGATATTACGAGGTTACAAGAGGAAAAAAGGTAACATTTTTTGGAGGATGAACAGGTATGTCCGAAAAAAGTATTGTGACTAAAGTCCTGCGGTACTTAAAAACTGTACCGGGGTGTTTTTGCTGGAAGGAACATGGCGGTATGTACGGGACAGCAGGAATACCGGACATTATTGCCTGTGTAAATGGGCGATTTGTAGCTTTTGAAGTAAAAACTCCATCAGGAAAGGCAACAAAACTTCAGGAAGCTACTATTAGGAAAATCCTCAATGCCGGAGGCGTGGCAGCGATTGTCTATTCGGTAGATGAGGTGAAGGTTATTCTGGAAAAGCATGACCTTCTGCAAGGAACGAAGTAATAACGAACAAGGAAACGAGCACTGCGAAGCAATGCATAAAAAGCACACTGCTTAAAAGATCAAGGTTTTTTATCTTGATTTTTTGGAGGTGCAATATGCTGATTGCATGGCAGTATTTAGATAAAAAAGCAGCTGCTGTTGAAGCCTTGAAAGATTACAGCAGCATGCAGTACATTATCGAGCACAGTGATGAGGATATATATGAAGTTGAAACCCGTATGACAAGCCCGCATAGCGCAAAGATTACTGGAGTTCCGGGCAAACACAATCCCAAAAGTGGGGAAGAACGTCTTGTTGCTTGCCTTGACGAGATTGATGTGTTGAAAGAACGTTATAGGCGGGCATTGGAATATATGGAGTGGTTTAAGCCTGCATGGGAAGCCTTGTCGGAGGAAGAACAGTTTATACTGACAGAATTCTTTGTCAACGATGTGAGCAAGACAGAAGCCGTAGCAAACATCGATGAGAAGCTGTTTCTTGAAAGAGCACAGGTGTACCGCAGGAAGGACAAGGCACTTAATCATCTGGCACTGCTTTTATATGGGAAGTAGTTCAAGATAACATCATTTTGCATATAAATAGGAAACCCACTTAGATAGAGCAATCTACCTAAGTGGGTATTTTTATGGCCTACCGTATTGCGCTTAATATAAGCTTGTAGGAGCTGTTATCTTTAGTATACATATTTTAATGTAAAAATCAACAAAATAAAAAACGCATCAATTGATGCATATATCTTGACAAAAGGCATATAATATAGTATCATTGTATCACAAAAGAGGTGATGCAATGAATCAGCACTATAATCAGAATTATACCTGGGAACAGATTGATGAGATTTTGGCAATGATACAAGACTGTATTAGAGAGGGCAGATTCATTATATCAAAAAATGAGAATAGACAAGAAAACATAGATTTTATAAATGAACATAACCTAAACAGCAGAAGGCAAAAAGAGATTTTACTAAAAATAAAAACAGAAGATTTCTGCCATTCATTGCAAAATACAAAAATAGGATTTGAACATGAGGTTTTATATGTATTTTGTCCCCAGGTTACGTTATTTAACTTTGATGGCATCGAGGAGCTAGTTGATATATATACGAAATTTAATCTAATTGATAGTGAGAGCGGAAAACGAGTGGTTGTCATATCATTTCATAAGCGAAACAAGCCGATTGATTATCTTTTCCGATGATCAATCAGAAAGTTTGAAAGGAGGTCACCTTATGAACAGAAATAAGACATTTTGCGAGGAATGCAGAAGAGATGTCGAATACATGGTAGAAACTGCAACAATTAAGGGTAAGCTTAAAGGAGAAGAATATGAGTATACCGGAAAGAAGGCTGTTTGTACGGAATGTGGAAGCGAAGTCTATGTAGCGGATATAGAAGACGAAAATCTGAAGGCTTTGTATGACATGTACCGTCAAAAAAACGGCATTATTTCGCTGGAGAAGATATTAGAAATACCTCAGAAATACAATATTGGGAAACGTCCGCTGTCATTGCTTTTAGGCTGGGGAGAAATGACTTTTTCGAGATATTGTGAAGGTGATATGCCTACAAAACAGTATTCAGATATTCTTCAAAAGATTTATGATGACCCAGCATATTATAAAGAATTGCTGGAGAAAAATAAGGACAATTTAAAATCTCCGCAGGCATATGAAAAAAGTAAGCGGAAGGTACAGGAACTGCTTGGAGAAGAAAAAAAAGCAGGTTCAAAGCTGGACTCGATTATCCAATATCTGCTTTATAAATGCGAGGACATAACTCCTTTAGCTTTACAAAAGGCATTATATTATGTCCAGGGCTTTTATTACGCTTTTGAAGGACGGTTTCTTTTTGAAGAAGACTGTGAGGCATGGGTTCATGGACCGGTTTACAGAGATGTGTATAACAGGTATTCATCTTATCGGTTTGACCCCATTGAAAGCGTTGAAGTTTTCGATGAATCAATTTTTACAACATCTGAAAAAGCGATACTGGATAGTGTTATTAAAAACTTCTGCTGTTATAGCGGAAAAACATTAGAAAAGTTTACGCATTTGGAAAAACCATGGCGGCATACCAGAGACGGTTTGCCGGTGGATGCGCATTCTAATCGTGTAATACCCAAAGAATTAATCGGGGAATATTTTGTTGCTGTGAAAGAAAAATTCCGCATGCTCACTCCTGGAGATATAGAAGTATACTCGAAAGCTATCTTTGAACAAATAAACTGATATTTTTGTATTCCTTTAAGGTGAGATTTTTATGAGATGTAAAACACAGGTATACCATATATAATGATATCGTGGAAAAATGACATAAAAATGCATAAGCCCTTCGGGGCTTTTTTTATGCCATAAAACGGGAGGGAGGAAAGATGTGCGATAAATGTTTTGGAAGTAACGGAAAGAATGGCTGCAATATCCTGACTGTACGCAAGTGTCAGCAAGATAAATGTTCCTTCTATAAAAGCACCCAAGATTTAGAGGAAGACAGGAAAAAGGCTTATCTTTTGCTGGCAGCTTTGCCATCCGATATGCAGCGGTATATTTCAGATAAGTATTATAACGGCAGGATGCCATGGGCAAAAAGTAAATGTGCTGTTTAGCATTCCAGATGAGATTTTTATGAGATGAAATTCAGTAAAAAGCCAAATATAATGGTATTGTGAAAAGTTATGGATAAGCCTTCATGGGTGAACCTGTGAGGGCTTTTTTTATACCCGAAAAGGAGGTGGCCAGATGCCAAGAAAGCCAAAAAGGCCTTGCTCCTTTCCCGGCTGCCCTGTGCTGACGGACGGAAGGTACTGCGACACGCATCAAAAACAAGTTGATGCTTATTACAACAAATACGAACGAGATCCCCAAACAAGAAAACGTTATGACCGGAGATGGAGACGCATCCGGGACAGATATATCTCAGAGCATCCGCTTTGCCAGGAGTGCAAAAAGTACGGAAGGCTTACGCCAGCCGAAGAGGTGCATCATATCATCCCTTTATCCAAAGGCGGAACCAATGCAGACAGCAACCTTATGAGCCTTTGTAAGCAATGCCACTCATCGATCACTGCCCGCGAAGGAGAGCGGTGGGCAAGACGGTAGGGGGGTCAAAATCTCTGGTGGATATTTTTCGTGCAACGGGCGGGGGGTCACGCGCGAAAAATCGCAGTTTCAAACGGGGTATATCCCCCGTTTATTTTTACAGGAATCGAGGTGATGTGTATGGCAAAAGACGGTACCAACCGCGGCGGGGCGCGTATCGGCGCAGGACAGAAGAAAAAGCCGCTTGCAGATAAGATTTTGGAAGAAAACCCTGGCAGACGAAAGATCATGGTAATGGAGTTTACGGATCCTGCGGAACTGGAAGGAGAGAGCATGCCGCCACCGAGGGATTATCTTGCTGCAAAGCAGAAGAACGGAAAAACAACACTGGCGGTGGAAATATATGGAAAAACATGGCAGTGGCTTAAGGAACGCAGGTGTGTTCATCTTATTCCTGCGCAGCTTATAGAGCAGTATGCCCAGAGCGTGGCGCGGTGGATCCAGTGCGAGGAATGTATCACTGAATTTGGCTTTCTTGCCAAGCATCCGACGACTGGCAATGCCATCCCGTCGCCTTATGTGGCCATGAGTCAAAGCTTCATGAAGCAGGCCAATAACCTGTGGTATCAGATTTACCAAGTTGTGCGGGAAAACTGTGCTACCGAATACAAAGGGGCAACTCCCCATGACGATGTGATGGAAAAACTCCTGACAGCCAGGAGGGGTGGCTGATGAATAAAACAAAGTCAATTTTTCTTAGAGAACTTAGAAAATATAAAGACCATTTAACGAAGCAGCAGTTTAAGACCCTGCGGGGACAAGTATTAAACGGAGATTGTGAGGGTGCTAAAAAGGGTCTTGAGAAAATATTGAAAAGGAGAATGCAGCATGAACATACAAAAAATATCGGTTGATAAGCTTAATCCTGCAGAATATAACCCGCGCAAAGATTTAAAACCCGGAGATAAGGAATATGAAAAGCTGAAACGGTCAATTGAGGAATTTGGCTATGTGGAGCCTGTTATCTGGAACCAAAAGACAGGTAACGTGGTAGGCGGACATCAACGTTTAAAGGTTTTGCTGGACTTGGGACAGACTGAGATAGACTGCGTCGTTGTGGATCTTGATCCGCAGAGAGAAAAAGCGCTTAATCTTGCCCTCAATAAGATTCAGGGAGAGTGGGACGAGAATAAACTGGCAGAGCTGATGGCTGAGCTGGACGCAGGCGCTTTTGATGTTTCGCTTACAGGGTTTGATGCTTCTGAAATTGACGAACTGCTTAACCGATGGTACTCCAAAGAGGCGGTACAGGACAGCTTTGACATTGATAAAGCGCATGAGGAAATCATGCAGCGCGAGCCGGTAACAAAGCGTGGTGATATCTGGCTTCTCGGGAATCATCGCTTGATGTGCGGCGACTCTACGAAGGATGAAGATTTTGAGAAGTTAATGGACGGGTGTCACGCACAGATGGCAGTAACTTCCCCGCCTTACGGGGTAGGCAAAGAATATGAAAAAGCCGGGATTGAGCCATGGTTTGAGACAGTACGCCCAGTGATTAGAAACTTGTGCAGGTATGCAGATATTGTCTGCTGGAACTTAGGTGATTTATATGTAACCGGCTCCCAGTTTATTGAACCCACCAGCGTTTATAGTGTGAATATGTTTTTGGACAACGGTTACCGACCTATCTGGATCCGCATTTGGAAGAAACAAGGGCAAAACTTCGGTGTAGGCCCCTATCACCTTGTTTCAAACAAGCCGGTTCAGCAGTATGAGTATATTTCGGCTTTCAGCAATAAAGGAGAAGTTGAGGAATATAACGATCAGGAATATGTTTGGCTTTCGGCCTTTGCAGGACACAGTTATAAATTTGTGAAAAGGCTTACAAAGGAAGAACGCAAGAAATGGGGCTATGCGGGCATATGGGAGATGACGACTGTCCGGGCAAACAAGGAGCATCCGGCAATGTTCCCTGTGGAGCTTCCATGGCGGTGCATCAAAATGCACAGCGACAAGGGTGGCATTGTGCTTGAACCGTTCTCCGGTAGCGGAACCACTATAATTGCGGCTGAACAGACCGAGCGTAAATGCTATGCGATGGAGTTATCTCCTATTTACTGTGATTTAGCTGTTAAGCGCTGGGAGGAATTCACCGGTGAAAAAGCCATCAAACTGGAGGGTTAAGATTTATGGATATACTGAAAATACCAGCAGAAAAACTAAAACCTTCGAAATATAATCCGCGGAAGGACTTAAAGCCAGGCGACCCTGAATATGAAAAATTACGTCGGTCTATTGAAGAGTTCGGATATGTAGAGCCAGTCATATGGAACAAACGAACCGGGAACATTGTCGGCGGACATCAGCGGTATAAAGTACTAACAGCTTTGGGGTATAAGGAGATCGACTGTGTTGTTGTTGATTTGGATGAACAACGGGAAAAAGCACTCAATGTTGCGCTGAATAAAATCAGCGGCGAGTTTGATATTCCGCTTTTGACCGATCTGCTTATGGACTTGAATGAAGATGGCTTTGACATTTCTCTTACCGGATTTGACGCTGCGGAAATTGACGAGTTATTCCGCGATAAAACAACCACAAATGTCAAAGAGGATAATTTCGATGCGGGAAAGGCAGCAGCAGAGATTAAAACTCCGGTTACCAAAAAGGGCGATATATGGACGCTTGGCGACCACCGGCTGATGTGCGGTGATAGCACCCTGCTTTCAGATGTGCAAAAGCTGATGGATGGCCAAAAGGCGAGATTTGTTTTCACCGACCCACCCTGGAACGTTGATTACGGTTCGGATACCAGGCATCCGAGCTGGAAGCCAAGGCAAATTCTAAATGACAGGATGAGCACCGAGGAATTCGGCGCTTTTTTATTGCGCGCTTTTAACTGTATGCGGGAAGTCTCTGAGGTTGGCTGCATGACCTATGTGGTGATGTCCGCGCAGGAATGGGGCAGTTTGATGAACGTCATGCGGGAGGCAGGATATCACTGGTCAAGCACGATTATATGGAAAAAGGACAGCCTGGTACTATCCAGAAAGGACTATCACACCCAGTACGAGCCAATTTGGTATGGCTGGCTTGAGGGAACGCGCCTTTGCCCGCTTAAAGACCGAAAACAGTCGGATGTTTGGGAGATACCCCGCCCCAAAGTGTCGGAGGAGCACCCGACCATGAAGCCTGTTTCGCTTGTGGCAAAGGCCATGCTAAACAGTTCCCATACCGGAGATTTGACGCTTGATTTATTCGGAGGTTCCGGCACGACAATGATTGCAGCGCAGCAGACCGGGCGGGTTTGTTTTATGATGGAGCTTGACCCGAAATACTGTGATGTGATTGTAAAGCGCTATGTTTCACAATTTGGATCAGATTCGGTTTTCCTGCTGTGCGATGATGAAAAAACTCCTTACGCGGAAACACAGATTGCTTAAAAATGTCCTTGCTTTCCCCTTAAAACAGAGCGTTAATGTATCCCACCAAAAAGGAAAGGTGGGATTTTTTATGGGAATCAGAAATGGTTTAGCTTATTTGAGGGGAGGTGAATGGAATGAGGAATAACAGCTTCCGCTTTTCACAGAAGGTTGCCGGTCAGGAGAGAAAAGTCATTGCTGCAGTCATTGCTGAAGTACTTGGAAGCCAGGTGCGCTATGCCGGAGCGCCGGGTTTTGCGTATGAGGCAAACGGCTGGACAATTGACAGAGACAGTGTGGTGCATTCGCCGGGAATCAGCCTTGATGAAATCAAAAGCATCCGGCCGGTGATTGACGCGCTGAATATCGCAGGTTTATCTGCAGAGGGAACCATGACAATTGCTCTTTCTTTGGAGGGCTTTGGCGAGACAAGCCTTGAAAACCTTAAAAACCTGCTGGCCAGCAAGGATACGTTGATAAAGAAAGCGCTGTCGCTTGACCGGGAGCTTGAAGTATTGGCTGATAATGACGAGATTGCCTTCCCGTTCTGGAACGCGACCCTAAATGCCGACGAGGTGCAGACATATATCACGCTGGTAAAGCAGATGGCGGAACAGGCAAAAGCGCAAAAGCGCGTGCTGCGCACTGAAAAACCGACGGATAATGAAAAATACGCTTTCCGCTGTTTCCTACTTCGGCTGGGATTTATAGGAGATGAATATAAAACCGAACGTAAGGTGCTGCTTTCAAGACTATCTGGTAACGGGGCCTTCCGTAGCGGAGAAGCAAGGCGGCAAAGTCTAAGGGCGGTGGATGAAAATGAGTGATTTTCATAACACCGCCTTCTTTGTCAAGCATCCGTTCTGGGTTGAGGATCTAATGGCTCCGCATCGGTATGAGCAGAGGAAACGATTCGCAGTTGTGAAAACCATCAAGCTTTCAAAGATAGACTATGAGAACTTCATTGCCGACCTATGCGTCGACCGCCGGTTTATTGAGGAAAACAAAGGGCTTTGCCGCATTGACGAGGACGGAGTATGGCTTTGCTTGCTGGTGCAGCGGCGGGGACAGTCTGATGGGGTGCTGGTAATGCCAGACGGTATGGATTATCCCAAATACGCCGCATATTATCCTGGAGAGGAGGACGAGAAATGAGTGCAAGAGACTTTCCTTCAAAAGAAACTGTCCTTCGCCTTAAAAAGCAGTACCCGCCGGGAACACGCGTCGAGCTTATCTGCATGGATGATCCGTATTCTAAGCTGAAACCGGGAGACCAAGGCACAGTTTCTTTTGTGGATGATATCGGAACCATACATATAAATTGGGACAACGGTTCTTCCCTTGGCGCGGCTTACGGTGTGGACGTGATTAGGAAGCTTTAAATGTACACAAATCCCGCCGCAAAAAATTGTTGAAAATCCGGCGGAAACTCACGCAGAATTGCCTTGCTATCCTGTGTTTTCAATGGCCTAATGTACACTGCCAAAGGGCAGAAAACACAGAGAAAGCGAGGAGAAAAAGCACAATGCTTACAACGAGGTTTGGAATCGAGGTAGAATTAACAGGGATTACAAGGAAACAGGCGGCAAAAACTGCAGCAGCTTTTCTTGGAGGGAGGGTTGAATCCAGCGGAGATTATTACGATACCCAAAAGGTTATTGCACCGGACGGACGGGTATGGAAATTCATGAGCGACGGAAGCATCCGGACGCAGAAAAAGGAACGCGGCCGGATTGTCGAGGCAGGCCGGGAATACAGTGTGGAGCTGGTAAGTCCCATACTCACCTACCGCGAAGACATTGAAACCCTGCAGGAATTGATAAGAAGGCTTCGCAGGGCAGGAGGTTTTGCAAACGCCAGCTGCGGCATCCACGTCCATATAGACGGAGCAAGCCACACACCGCGAAGCATCCGTAATTTTATCAACATTATCGCCAGCAAGAATGACCTTTTCTATAAAGCATTGCAGATTGAGCCGGACAGGATGCGGTTCTGCAAGAAAATGGACGCGACGCTGGTGGAAAAGATGAACCGGCGCAGGCCCAAAACCATTGCGGCGATTGAGAACATCTGGTACGAGGGTTACAGCGAAAGCCGGAGCACCCATTACCACAATAGCAGATATCACTTTTTGAACCTGCATAGTTTTTTCAACGGCAACGGGACGATTGAACTGAGAGGCTTCAACAGCGAACTCCATGCCGGGAAAATCAGAAGCTACATAGTTCTTGCCCTGGCCCTCAACCATCAGGCGCTGACACAAAAATGCGCTTCCAGCAAGAAACCGCAGGTTGAAAACGAAAAATTCGCCATGCGGACATACCTCAACCGCATCGGGCTTATCGGCGACGAATTTAAGAACTGCCGGGAGCACCTTTGCAAGGCACTGAGCGGCAACGCGGCATGGCGGTTTCGGGCGGCATAGATGACTGGGCGCTTGGGGCGGACAGCCGCCCCTTGCCTGCGGCAAACACAAGGAGGAAGATGCGATGAACAAGGAAAAAGGAACAGTTTATTTAGCATACGGAAGCAATCTGAACTTGAAGCAGATGGCGTACCGCTGTCCAACGGCAAGAGTGCTGGGGCAGGCAAAGCTCACAGGCTACCGGCTGCTGTTTCGGGGCGGCAATGGTGGCGCAGTGGCAACGATAGAAAAGCAAAAAGGTGAAAGCGTACCGGTATTGCTTTGGAGAATCACACCTTATGATGAGAAAGCACTGGACCGGTATGAGGGCTATCCGCATCTGTATCGGAAAGAAACGGTTAAGGTGCGTTTCAAAGGGCAGTGGGTGTCCGCAATGGTATATATCATGAATGACGGAAGGCCTTTAGGGGCGCCGAGCCGTTACTATTACGAGGTGATTCGGCAGGGCTATATAGATGCGGGTTTTGATATTTCCGTTCTCAATAAAGCAGTGCGGGATTCGGCGGTGCAGGCGGAGAAACCGGAGATATAGGGAAAAACGCTGTCAGCATAGATAATTTCATAGAAATCCACTTGATGAAAGGAGCTTCGTTGAGAGGTTCCTTTTTTCTTGCTCATTTACAGGAAAGGAGGCGGCAAAGCTGCGGAAGTTAAAGCGATATAAACCTACAAGATTTATGGCGGAAGGATCCAAATATGACAAGGAAGCGGCGGACGCCGCCGTTGCCTTTATAAACTGCCTGAAACATACCAAGGGCGAATGGTACGGAAAGCCTTTTGAACTTATTGACTGGCAGGAGCAGATTGTCCGTGATTTGTTTGGCATCTTGAAACCCAACGGATACCGGCAGTTCAACGCTGCCTATATAGAAATCCCAAAAAAGCAGGGGAAACAGCTTGCTCTGGACACACCTGTTCCCACGCCAAACGGCTGGAAGCAGATGGGCGAACTGAAACAGGGGGACCTGGTATTTGATGAAAACGGGAACCCATGTTATGTTCTTGCTCTTAGTGAGATTGATGATACTGAACAGGCATACAGGCTTACGTTTGGTGACGGCAGTTCAATCATTGCCGGGGCAAGGCACTTGTGGAAGGTGCAGGTCATTAACAATGGACGAAAGGAAAGGCTTCTTCAAACGCAGCAGATGTATGAGGCCTTTTCCGCTTATCGTGAACGCCACAAGGACGCCCCCTTTCGTTCCATATACAGAATACCTGTTGCAGGCGCTTTGAAGCTGCCGGATGTAAAACTGCCGGTAGATCCGTATCTTTATGGCTACTGGCTGGGGAACGGGTGCGCCACCAAGCCGGAGATAACGATTCGAACAAGCGATGTCGCGGGTGTGCTGAAAAGGATACCATATGAAGTTTCTTCCCTATGGAAAAACGTCGCCGACAGTGTGGTTGTACGCATACCCGTTTTAAAAAGCGTGCTGCTCAAGTCCTTTCACAGCAAACACATACCTTTGGAGTATTTGAGAGCTTCCGAAAATCAGCGCTGGGAACTCTTGCAGGGGCTTATGGATTCCGACGGCTGTATAAGCAAATTAAAAGCGCAAAGCACCTATGTCAGCACAGAAAGACAGCTTGCCTTGGATGTACGTGAACTGTTATGGAGCCTTGGCATAAAAAACTCAATGACAGAAAGCCCGTCGCAGCGCTGCGGCAAGCCTACCGGCAAAACGCTGTATACAATCAGGTTCACATCATTTGCCGATCTGCCCACAAGCGGGCTTGCAAGAAAATTGTGCCGCCGCAAGGAAACAGGCTCATCCCCGACCCGCTCCAATTATCACTATATCCATTCCATAGAACCTGTAAAGGAGCGTATACCAATGCGGTGCATTCAGGTGAGCTCGCCGTCCCGTCAGTATTTGGCAGGGCCTTCTATGGTGCCGACGCACAATTCCGAGCTTGCGGCGGCCATTGCCCTATACCTGACCTGCGGCGATTTCGAGCATGGCGGCGAGGTTTACGGGTGTGCATCCGACCGTCAGCAGGCATCCATTGTTTTTGACGTAGCGGTTGACATGGTGGAGCAGTGCCCGGCATTAAAGTCCCGGATTAAACCGATGCTGTCGCAGAAGCGGCTGGTATACAGGCCGCTCGGGAGCTTCTATCAGGTGCTTTCGGCGGAGGCATATACAAAGCATGGGCTAAACGTCCATGGCGTGGTATTTGATGAACTTCATGCCCAGCCTAACCGCGATCTGTATGATGTAATGCTTCACGGATCTGGCGATGCAAGGAAGCAGCCGTTGTTTTTCCTGATTACGACTGCAGGCACCGACCGCAATTCCATCTGCTGGGAGGTGCATCAAAAGGCAGAGGATATCCTGCAGGGACGCAAGATAGACCCGACTTTCTACCCTGTTATCTACAGCGCGGCCGATACCGACGACTGGACAAGCGAAAAAGTGTGGAAAAAGGTTAATCCTTCGCTGGGCATTACAGTGGATATTGAAAAACTGCGGGTGGCTTTTGAAAACGCCAAGCAAAACCCTGCAGAGGAAAACTTATTCCGTCAGCTTCGCTTAAATCAGTGGGTGAAACAATCGGTGCGCTGGATGCCTATGGATAAATGGGACAGGTGTGCATTTCCTGTCGATGCGGAAGATTTACGCGGCAGAACCTGTTATGGCGGGCTTGATCTGTCATCTACTACTGATATTACCGCCTTTGTACTGGTGTTTCCGCCGCTAGATGAATCGGACAAATATCAGATCCTGCCTTTTTTCTGGATACCAGAGGAGAATATCGATCAGCGTGTGCGGCGGGATCATGTGCCATATGATGTCTGGGAGCGGCAGGGCTTTTTATACACCACCGAGGGTAATGTAGTGCATTACGGTTTCATCGAGACTTTTATTGAGGAGCTCGGTATGAAATATAACATTAAGGAAATTGCCTTTGACCGCTGGGGTGCGGTGCAGATGACCCAGAACCTTGAAGCCTTGGGCTTTACGGTTGTTCCGTTTGGCCAGGGTTTCAAGGATATGTCGCCGCCTACAAAAGAGTTGATGAAGCTGACATTGGAAGAACGCATTGCCCATGGAGGCCATCCAGTACTGCGCTGGATGATGGACAATATCTTTGTCAAAACGGATCCAGCCGGAAACATAAAACCTGATAAAGAAAAGTCCACAGAGAGAATAGATGGCGCGGTCGCGCTCATTATGGCCCTTGACCGCGCATTAAGGCATGGAGGAGATGATTGTAATGGATCAATTTATGACGAGAGAGGTTTATTAATTCTTTAAAATTATATTTGCAGATGTTATAATTTGGATATATTTATGATATTTATGGGGGACTTTTAGTGGATAATAAAGATAAATTAAGAATTGAATTTGAACGATATTTTGAACAAGTAAAAAAAGAACAGCAAATGATAGCGGAGAAATATCCACCGAATCCTCCAAATGATGTATGCTATCATGCTTTGATGTCTGGAATTTTAATTGAAAATAGTTTTGGTCCAAAAGTTCAAGACTATATACCTTTTTTTTACCACTGAATATGAAAAAGTATTTATTTGGACATATTCAAAAGATGCTTATTCAGCGCTTATTACTGAAGTGAAAATGGAAGTCAAGAAAAAGAAATTTTGGAAGAATATTGGGACAATATTATACTTAGTAATGTCATATCTTGATGCGTTTGAAGGAACAGATGAAGATAGAATTATAGATTATAATTGGATATACTATTTTGATCCTAACCTGTCTTTTGATGATATGGTTTTATATAATATTAATTCTATGGATCAAAAATTCTTAATGAGTGGGGTCATTAAGAAGGCAACCGAGATTGAAGAAATGTCACAAACAATTGAATTATTATTAAGAGATGATGTTAGTTTTACTGCATTAAGTCAGATGGTATCTTCTTTTCAAAGCCATTATTGTTGATTAATATGCGAATTAGGTCTTTCACCCGTGTTGAAGCATGAATCGCATGAGCCAAGTATATGGGAACATGGGTATTTTATACCTAAGATGGAAACATCGATAGTTCAAGCTTGTAAGTGTGTTGAAAGCATACTAGGAGAACCCCCAAATCGTAATAAGCAAAGCAGACTGATAGAACATAAAAAGAAATGGAAAGATTTGTTGGGAATAGATGCAGACGATATTTATAAAAAATCAGGGATGTCGTACTTGGATTTTTATTATCATTTATTTGATGGATTAAGAAATCCCTCAGCGCATAGTTATGGAAACATTCATTTTGATTTGGAAAGAAAAAAGACAATTGAGGCTCAATGCTTTGCTGCATTAATTCTAAGGGGATATATTAATAAACACATTAAAAGCTATGAAGAAGCATCCGCTATTCTAAAATTTAATAAAAGCTTACTAGAAAGAGTTTCGGAGAATATGAGTACAAAGTTAACAAAATAGATAAATATTTGTTGTAGTTAAGACATCTTTATGGGCTATAGATAAGGGCAATCAATCAGTTGCTCTTTTTTTATGCCTTTTTTCAGGAGAGTGATGCCTATGAGAATATTTTCTCGCCTATTCAAAGCAAGGGACAAGCCGAAAAACAGCCTGTTCGGCAACGCATACAGCTTTTTCTTCGGCGGCACATCCAGCGGAAAGGCTGTCAATGAGCGGACGGCCATGCAGACAACGGCAGTTTATGCCTGTGTAAGGATACTTGCAGAGGCCATCGCCGGGCTTCCGCTTCATGTGTATCGGTACAAGGAAGACGGAGGCAAAGAAAAAGCGCTGACCCACCCGCTGTATTACCTGCTCCATGACGAGCCAAACCCTGAGATGACTTCATTCGTGTTCCGAGAAACACTGATGAGTCATCTTCTTTTATGGGGAAATGCTTATGCCCAAATTATCAGGGACGGTTCAGGACGAGTGCTGGCGCTTTATCCACTTTTGCCAAACAAGATGATGGTAGACAGGGCTCCAAACGGAGAGTTGTTTTACACCTACCGGCGAGACAGTGATGAGAGCAGGACAAATCCGAAGGCTGGACTGGTGTACCTTCGAAGTGACGAGGTGCTGCATATCCCGGGACTCGGCTTTGACGGGCTGATCGGTTACTCCCCTATCGCTATGGCCAAGAACGCCATAGGCATGGCTATTGCCTGTGAAGAGTACGGTGCGTCCTTTTTTGCCAACGGTGCAAATCCGGGCGGCGTGCTGGAACATCCCGGCGTATTAAAGGATCCGGCAAAGGTGCGTGAAAGCTGGAACGCTGTCTATCAAGGCAGCGCTAACGCTCACCGCATTGCCGTTCTGGAAGAGGGCATGAAGTTCCAGCCAATCGGCATCCCGCCCGAACAGGCACAGTTTCTGGAGACAAGGAAATTCCAGATAAACGAGATCGCCCGGATATTCCGCGTGCCTCCCCATATGGTAGGAGACCTTGAAAAATCAAGCTTTTCAAACATCGAGCAGCAGTCGCTGGAATTTGTCAAATACACGCTTGATCCGTGGGTGGTGCGCTGGGAACAGGCCCTTCAAAAGGCTCTGCTTTTACCGTCGGAGAAGCGGACATACTTTGTCAAGTTCAATGTGGACGGTCTTCTGCGCGGGGATTATGCAAGCCGCATGAACGGCTATGCCGTGGCACGCCAGAACGGCTGGATGTCTGCTAACGATATCAGAGAGCTTGAGAACATGAACCGGATCCCAGAGGAGTTGGGCGGTGACCTGTATCTCATCAACGGTAATATGACCAAGCTTGCCGATGCTGGAGCATTTGCAGGCAAAACCAATGCTGAAACGGAGGGATCAAAAAGATGAGCAAATCACAAAAACCAAGGCCGGTTCGCCGTTTCTGGAACTGGATACAAAACGATGATGGCAGCCGGACATTATATCTTGACGGACCAATAGCCGAAGAAAGCTGGCTTGGAGACGAAGTGACTCCCAAACAGTTCAAATCAGAGCTGTTATCCGGAGAGGGTGATATAACGATCTGGATCAACAGCCCGGGCGGCGATATATTTGCAGCCAATCAGATTTACAACATGCTGATGGATTACAAAGGCAAAGTAACCGTAAAGATTGACGGTATTGCGGCCAGCGCCGCTTCGGTCATTGCCATGGCCGGAGGCGACGTCTTCATGTCGCCTGTAAGCATGATGATGATCCACAATCCAATGACCATAGCCATCGGTGATACAGAGGAGATGGAGAAAGCTATCGCCATGCTGGAGGAAATAAAGGAATCCATAATAAATGCCTATGAGCTGAAAACCGGGCTTTCCCGGACAAAAATATCGCACCTTATGGATGCGGAAAGCTGGTTTAACGCAAGAAAAGCGGTGGAACTTGGCTTTGCCGATGGCATCCTGTTTATGGAGAATGAATCCTCCTCATCCGAACTTGAAGTATCAGGAGGAATGATCTTCAGCAGGCAGGCAGTGACAAATTCCATCCTGCAAAAACTTAAACCAAAAGAAAAACCAAAAGGAACCCCGATTGAGTCGCTTGAAAAGCGGCTTTTTTTATTAAAACCATAAGGAGGATTTGACAATGAGCAAAATATTGGAACTGCGTGAAAAACGCGCCAAAGCATGGGAAGCAGCCAAGGCTTTCCTTGACAGCAAACGAGGGAGCGACGGGCTGCTTTCACCGGAGGATACCGCAACTTATGAGAAAATGGAAGCCGATGTTATTGCGCTGGGTAAAGAAATCGAACGTCTTGAGCGTCAGGCTGCCATAGATCTGGAACTGTCAAAACCGCTAAATGTCCCCATTACAGACAAGCCCACTTCCATATCAGGCAACAATGAAAAAACCGGACGTGCCAGTGATGAGTACAGGCAGTCTTTCTGGAACATGATGCGCGGCAGACGCAAATATGATGTGCATAACGCGCTGCAGGTCGGGGAGGACACCGAAGGCGGATATCTTGTCCCCGACGAATTTGAGCGTACTCTTGTGGAAGCGCTGGAGGAGGAGAATATCTTCAGGCAGATTGCCAATGTCATTACCACGTCCAGCGGCGACAAGAAAATCCCTGTGGTGGCAAGCAAGGGTACTGCATCCTGGGTGGATGAGGAAGGCCAGATTCCGGAAAGCGACGACTCCTTTGCACAGGTTTCCATCGGAGCATATAAGCTGGCCACTATGATCAAGGTGTCCGAGGAACTGTTAAACGACAGCGTATTCAACCTTGAGCAGTATATCGCCAAAGAGTTTGCCCGCCGCATCGGAGCAAAAGAGGAGGAAGCTTTCTTTATCGGCGATGGCTCTGGCAAGCCAACCGGCATCTTGGCGGATAATGGCGGCGGCGAGGTGGGAGTAACCGCGGCAAGCGCGACAGCCATTACTCTTGACGAGATCATGGACTTGTTCTACAGCCTAAAGTCTCCCTATCGCAGGAACGCTGTATTCATTATGAACGATTCTACAATAAAGGCTATAAGGAAGCTTAAAGACAACAACGGCCAGTATCTCTGGCAGCCTTCCGTTACCGCCGGAACACCGGACACCATCCTCAACCGTCCGGTTAAGACGTCTGCATTCATGCCTACTATTGCTGCCGGAGCAAAGACCATTGTGTTCGGCGATTTTTCATACTATTGGGTGGCAGATCGCCAGGGCAGGGTTTTTAAGCGGCTCAACGAGCTGTATGCTGCAACCGGGCAGGTAGGCTTCATGGCGACCCAACGCGTGGATGGCAAGCTGGTTCTGGCTGAGGCCGTCAAAATACTGCAGCAGAAATCAGCTTAATGAGAAACGGAGGGCTGCGGCGTGGAACTTTTAGAGAAGGTTAAAGCAAACCTCATACTGCAGCACAGCCAAGACGACGCACTTTTACAGGAATACATCAAGGCCGCAGTTGCCTATGCGGAAAGCTATCAGAAAAAGCCGGAAGGATATTATGCCGAAAACCCAATGCCACCTACTACTGAACAGGCTGTGATCATGCTGTCGAGCCATTTCTACGAAAGTAGGGATGGCTCGACGGCAGGTTTTTTCGGGGATAGCGTGCAGGCAGGGCAGCAGGTATGGAATACAGTAAACCTATTGTTGCGGCTTGACAGAGAATGGCGTGTTTAACGCCTTGGGCCCCCACGAAGTCATAAGACTTCGTGGGGAGAGGAGGAGCAACGGAGCGGGCGAGATTTTGCCACTAGCGGCAAAACGAGCAAAGCGTAGTTTGCGACGACGAGGAAGGTGTAAATATGAGTTTCGGGAAAATGAGCACTTTCGTGGATATCATCTCAGCCAAGCCGGTTAAGGACAGTGAGGGTTTTGCTGAAAAAGGGGATATCATCCTTGCTTCGGTAAGGGCATACAAGGAAGACAGGCATGGCAGCGAAAAATGGGCAAACAGGGCGGCGTTTTCACAGGCGTCCGCCCTGTTCCGCTTCCGCAGGATCCCTAACCTTGAAATCACCACAGATCTTGTTTTTGTCTGCAGCGATGGCAGGTACAACATTATCAGCGTAGAGGATGTGAAAGGGCGCGGAATGTATATTGAGGTTCTTGCAGAGAAGATGAAATCAAGCAAAGCATAAGAGGAGGTGGCTGCAACGTGGCTAAGGTGGACGTTAAAATGCCGGAGGAGTTCTTGCTCCGGCTTTCTAGGCTTGGAGAAAGGACAGACGAAATAATACCTAAGGTACTGGAAGCAGGCGGAGAAGTGATGCTTTCCAAAGTGAAGTCCAACCTCCAGTCGGTTATCGGAAGCGGTACTAAATACCCGTCCAGGTCAACCGGTGAATTGGTAGATGCTTTAGGCCTCTCTCCTGCCAAGCAGGATAGGGACGGAAACCACAACATAAAAGTCGGCTTTACTGAGCCAAGGAAAGATGGGGAAAGCAACGCGAAGATCGCTAATATTATCGAATAAGGCAAGTCCGGACAGCCTCCAAGACCCTTTTTGAAACCGGCGAAATCGGCTTCGAGAAAATCCTGCATCGAAGCAATGAAAACAAGACTGGAACAAGAGCTGGGGCGGATATGAGCATATTGTCAGAGTTAAATTCGTTATTGGATGTTTTGGGCATTCCCATTGAAACTGGCGTATTCAGCGGTATACCGCCGGATGAGTACCTTGTCATAAACCCGATGACAGATACATTTGAGGTTTTTGCAGACAACCGGCCTCAGGCTGAAACCCAGGAGGTTCGGCTGTCTTTATTTATAAAGGGTAACTACACTGCCCGTAAAAACGAGATAGTGAACACATTGCTCCAAGCGGGCTTTACCATTACCGACAGGCGGTATATAGGCCATGAGGACGATACCGGCTATCACCACTATGCCATTGATGTGGCAAAAGAATATGAAGTAAAGGAGGAATGAGAGACATGGCCACAATCGGACTGGACAGGTTATATTATGCAAAAATAACCGAGAATGAAAACGGAGAAGAGACCTATGACACGCCTGTTCCGCTGGCTAAGGCGATTACGGCGGAGCTTTCGGTGGAACTTGCCGAGGCGACACTTTACGCCGATGACGGAGCGGCAGAAGTGGTCAAAGAATTTCAAAGCGGTACCTTATCTCTCGGCGTTGCGGACATCGGTGTTGCCGCTGCAGAGGTTTTGACGGGAGCCACCCTTGACGACAACAAGGTGCTGATTTCCGCCAGCGAGGATGGGGGCGCTCCTGTGGCTATTGGCTTTAGAGCCAAGAAGGCTAACGGCAAGTACAGGTACTTCTGGCTGTACAGGGTAAAATTCGGCATCCCGGCGACAAATCTGCAAACAAAAGGCGATAGCATTACATTTTCGACACCTACCATCGAAGGAACGGTCATGCGGCGTAACAAACCGGACGGCCAAGGAAGGCATCCATGGAAGGCTGAGGTCAGCGAGGACGATCCCGGTGTATTGCCTGAAACTATTACCGGCTGGTATACGGAAGTTTATGAGCCGGTCTTTGCTGTGGCAGGAGGCGGCGAATAATGCAGGATAATGATAGAAGCGCAATCATCAGAATCGGCAGTGAAGACTATCAGCTTATTCTAACCACCAGAGCGACAAAAGAGATTGCAAAAAGATATGGCGGACTTGAAAATCTCGGCACGAAACTGATGAAAACAGAGAACTTCGAGATGGCGCTGGACGAAGTGGTATGGCTGATTACGCTACTGGCCAACCAGAGTATTCTTATACACAACCTGAAAAATCAGGATAAGCGGGAGCTCCTGAGCGAAGAGACAGTGGAGCTTCTCACATCTCCACTGGAGCTGGCGGCATACAAAGACGCTATCATGGAAGCAATGTTCAAAGGCACCAAAAGAAACATTCAAAGTGAGGATGACTTAAAAAACACACAGGCCGGGTGAGCGATGAGGAATTGTTCACTCGGCTTTTGTATTACGGCACTGTCCAGCTTCACCGCTCGGAGGAAGAAGTATTGCTTATGCCCGTAGGGTACCTGCTGGACTTGTGGGAATGCCACAAGCAGTTCTTAGGTATTTCCAAGCCGAAGCGGGAGATAACCATAGATGATGTAATCCCTTACGGAATTTAAAGATTTTACAGGAAGGAGGCGGTTTTGTGGCAGACGATTTTGGCCTGAAGATCGGCATTGAAGGCGAAAAGGAATTTAAAAACGCCATTCGGGAAATCAACCAGAGTTTCAAGGTGTTGGGCAGTGAAATGAACCTTATCGCATCCCAGTTTGACAAGCAGGATAAGTCCGTTGAAGCTGTTACTGCGCGCAACAAGATATTGAACAAAGAGATCGACGCGCAGAAAGAGAAGATTGCCACCTTGGAGAAAGCTCTTGCCAATGCCGCCTCATCTTTCGGGGAAACCGACCGGCGTACTCAATCCTGGCAAATACAGCTTAACAACGCCAAAGCAGAACTGAACAAAATGGAGCACGAGCTGAAGGCCAACAACAAAGCGCTGGAGATTGCGGGAAAAGAGTTTAATGAAGCTGAAAAACAGGCGGACGAATTCGGCGACGAGATTAAAAAAGCCGCGGATCAGGCGGACGACGCGGGAGGGCGTTTTGAAAAATTAGGCGGCGTTTTGAAAGGGATCGGCGTGGCTATGGGCGCTACTTTGGCCGCCATTGGCACAGCGGCTGTCGGCGCAGGCAAGGCGCTGGTGGATATGTCGGTAAATTCGGCAGCCTACGCTGATGAAATTCTAACCGCTTCAACCGTAATCGGCATGTCCACCGACAGCTTGCAGGCGTATAAATACGCCGCAGAACTTGTGGATGTCTCATTGGAAACTCTGACCGGCAGCATGGCAAAGAACGTCAAGTCCATGTCTTCCGCAAGAAAAGGCACTGGCGAGATTGCGGATGCTTACCGGCAGCTCGGCATTTCGGTTACCGACGCAAACGGCAACCTGCGCGACAGCGAAACTGTCTATTGGGAAACCATAGACGCCCTTGGCAAGGTGTCCAACGAAACCGAACGGGACGCGCTAGCCATGCAGATTTTCGGAAAATCCGCACAGGAACTCAATCCCCTGATTGCGCAAGGTTCGGCAGGTATTGCGGAACTTACCGAGGAAGCCAGACGCATGGGTGCGGTTATGAGCGAGGATTCGCTTAACGCACTCGGAGAATTTGACGACAGCATCCAGCGGCTCAAAGCAGGCGGTGAAGCGGCCAAAAATATGCTGGGCACAGTGTTGCTTCCGCAGCTTCAGATACTGGGCGATGATGGAGTTGCGCTTCTTGGGGAATTTACTCGTGGATTATCTGAGGCTAACGGCGATTGGACGAAGATAAGCGAGGTTATTGGCAATATGGTGGGAAGCCTTGTGAGTATGCTGATGGAAAACCTGCCGAACCTCATTCAGGTGGGATTGGATATCGTCACCTCCATCGGCGGGGCTATTGTGGAGAACCTTCCCGTCATTATCGATGCGGCGGTACAAATTGTCATGACACTTTTGCAGGCTTTGATTGACGCACTGCCGCAGATAACAGACGGCGCCCTGCAGCTTGTAATGGCGCTGGTGCAAGGAATCATTGACAATCTTCCTGCTTTGGTGGAAGCTGCAGTTCAAATGATTGTTACGCTGGCGACTGGTATCGGGGAGGCGCTTCCGGAGCTGATCCCGGCTATTGTCGAAGCCGTCATCCTTATCTGCGAGACGCTGATAAACAACATGGATCAGATACTTGAAGCAGCGTTTGCCATTATTGAAGGGTTAGCGCAGGGACTTTTGAACGCTCTGCCAAAGCTTATAGAGGCACTGCCCCGAATCATTACGGCCATTATAAACTTTGTTACTAATAACTTACCGAAGATTGTGGAGATGGGCATACAGCTTACTGTCCAATTAGCAGCAGGCCTTATCAAAGCAATACCCCAACTTGTGGCAAGTTTACCTCAGATTATTTCAGCCATTGTCCAGGGGCTCGGAAAGGCTGTCACCTCAGTTGTGGATATTGGTAAGAACATAGTGAAAGGCTTGTGGGAAGGTATAAAAAGCCTGGGGAACTGGATCAAAGACAAAGTATCAGATTTCTTTTCTGGAATTGTGGACGGAGCAAAAAATCTTCTTGGCATACATTCACCATCAACAGTTTTTGCTGGTATCGGGAAAAACATGGGTGAAGGCATAGGAATAGGGTTTGATAAAGCAATGAACACAGTCGTACAGGATATGCAAAAGGCTATTCCTACTGAATTTGAGATAGATGCAGGTCTTAAGACGGGTGCTTCAGGCATCACTGGAAAGAGTGATGTAAATGGTAATGGATTTATACTCCATATCGAAAATTTCTATAATAATACAGAAAAGGATATTGAGCAGCTTGCTTATGAATTTGAGTTTTATAGACAGCGTTTATCCTTCGCAAGGGGTGGTGCATAATGCTTAGTTTTGTTTTTAATGGGAAAGACAGTTTTAAAGATTATGGGATATTTATAGAAAAGCGGCCCAATGTACCTTCTCCAAAGCGCAGAGTTTCATACATTAGCATTCCGGGAAGAAATTCGAGTCTGAGATATGACGAGGAAACCTATGAAGATATAACTTTATCCGTAGAGTGTGCTGTAATTGGCAATATACAAAGCAAAATTGACGATATTAAGGCATGGCTCATTGGTTCAGGCGAAAGTGATCTTATTTTCAGTTTTCAGAGTGATAAGAAATACATTGCACAGGTTGTAAACAGCATCGATTTTGAAGTTATCCTGAAGATTACTTCAAGGTTCGTAATCATTTTTAACTGCAGGCCTTTTAAATATTCAGTGATGAATGAGGTTATTAATATTACTTCAGGAACGGGGACATCTGTTTTAAACCGTGGAACTGTTAAAAGCAGGCCTTTAGTCAAGGTTTATTGTTCTGGGAACGGCGCTTTTGTTATTAATAACAAAGAAGTTAAATTGATAGGTATTGAAAAGCCTTATGTTGTTATTGATAGTGAGCTTGAGGAAGCCTATTTTGTTGAAAGCGGAATCCTATCTAACGCAAATAATTATATGTCAGGCGAGTTTCCAGTTCTTGATGTTGGTAATAACATTGTCACTTTTAACGGTGGGGTGAGTAAATTAGAAATCACTCCTAATTGGCGGTGGTTGTGATGATTCATGTTTATGATAAAAAAGAGAAAAGCTTTGATAAAAATGGGCTTGCAGTTTTAAACGAGGCAGTGGAATGTAAGATAATAGAAAAACTGAATAATGAATATGAATTGATATTGTCATATCCTTTGCACTCGAAAAAAGCGCAATATCTTCAACCATTTAATGTTATCAAAGCTGACGGTCAGTTATTCAGGATTTATAACACTGATAAGGACAGTAATACCGGATTAGTCACAGTTTATGCAAGGCATATTTTTTATGATCTATTAAATTACATCATTGAAGATAGAAGGGCTGAAAACAAAACTTGTAAGGAAGCACTCGATATAATATTGGAGGAAATAGGACTTTCAGAGGTATATACAGCTGAATCGGATCTCACTGAAGTTGCTACGCAATATTTTGTTAAGAAAAATGGAGTAGAGGCTGTTTTCCTGCTTGTAAATGAATGGCAGGGTGAGTTGGTGCGTGATAATTACACAATTGGAATTATGAAAAGTAAAGGGACTGACAGAGGGGTGCACATTAGGTATGGTAAGAATATTATCGGGATAAGTGAAAAATTGAATTGTGACAATGTAGCGACTTGGATTTACCCGGTTGGCATGGATGGGATTACACTGCCGGAGAAATATTTATTAAATCCGCTATGGGAAGGTTCGGATTACCCTGACTTTGCTCTCGTCAAGATGGTTGAGTTTAAAGAGGCAAACAGTGAAGGATTACTTAGAATAGAGGCACAAAAGTATCTTGATTCCCATGCAATTCCCGATGTCAATTATAAGGTTGATTTCATTTTGTTGGGACAAACCGAGGAATACAGGAATTATAAAGCACTTGAGCATGTTGAAGTTGGTGATATTGTAACAGTAAAGCACAGTATTCTTGGTATTGATATTAAGGTGAAAGTCATAAGCATTGAGAAAGATATTTTAAGTGCAAAAAACACAAGGGTTGAACTTGGACAACCACTAAGTACCCTTGAACAGTATTTTGCCGAAATCTCAAGAAACAGCGAAATTTTAGCAAGTACAATCTCTCAGGCATTAAGTTCCATGCTGTACTTTACAAATCCCAGTACTCTGATTATAGGGACTGCTGAAAAGGAAGTCATTTATATGCCCATTGGTACTGTGAGAAATACGAATATCATGTATTACTTGATTTTGAGCGTAAATGCTTCTTCCGTTTGTACTTTGACTATAAAATATAGTCTCGATAACAGTATCATTTCAATCAATTTAAAACAGAAGCTGCAAATTGGAGATAACTTAATAGCAATTCCTATGGCATTAGTGGCCATTCCGGAAGGAGGTCACTATTTTAGCGTAAAGCTCAGTCTAGATACGGGTTCTATTACAATTATGCCAAATGGTCTGCAGCTTGCTATTGACGGAAGAAATCTGACAGGGGGTTTAAGCTCGGAAATACCCCATGCAGAAGTAAGAGAAGAATTGAAGTACTCCGACGTAAGTTCAAATAGAGTGACTTTCAATTATATAGTACAGTCAAAAGTTCCTATTCCTGCAGCATGTACTGAAATGCTTATATATACTGATGTCAGCGAAGACCGGACAACTGAAGTTGTAGATATTATTTTAACGCAGGAGGTGTGATTAGGAAATGCATGAAGCTAAAGGTTATGACAAAAGCTTTAATGATGGAACAATAAAAGAGCATATAAAGATGAAGCCGGATGTCGAGATAAAGGGTGTAGTTACAATCCAGTTGTTTGACGAGAAAGGTAAGCTGGAACGTGAAATAAAGACTGAGAATCGCATTACCGACTCAATTGCGAGAATGGCTTTCATGGATTATTTCTGTTGCAGGATAAGAGGAAATCCATGGGGTGTGCAATACGAGTACAATGACGATGAGGTAGGCAGTTCAATTTCTGTTAAAGATAGTAATTATACGGAGCAGAATGGATCATATTCATACTTTACAGCACCTTTTCGACATTTTTTCCTTACAGATGACGCTTCTCCAGAAGAGGGTTTCGCAAGAGCTATAAAAGGAAATATTATAGGCTGGGCAGACAAATCCCGGCCGTATGCAGGATCAAGTACGGTAAAAGGGACAATTAATCTCAGCGAATCTTTCTTTACGGAAAGCAATCTGCATTTTGTATTTGACTTTCCAACAAGTGTTGCAAATGGTACGTTTCAGAAGCTGTGGTGGTGTGAGATGAAATATGATTCAACTACACAAGAAATATTGTATGGACTAAGACCAATATCAAGAAGATATAAGCTTGATGGCTATACGGGTAAATCAGTAAATATACAAGCACCTACAAACTTTACTCCCGGTAATTATAACACATATAAGTTTAGAGTATTTAAGTATAATAATAAACTCTATGTGATTGGGGTGAATATTAGTACAGGAAGAATATGCATGGCGGTTATTGATCTTGATACAGAAGAATATACCGAAGTTGATTTATACACAACAATGGGATTGACATCATCGAGTTACAGGCCATCAGCATACTTGATGGCTCAGGAAAATAATTATGTCTACATGATGTATCCGTCCTACAGTAATAGGTTGCACATATTAAACCTTGATGACAATACCAAAACTGAAATTATTCTGTCGGATAGCTACTATAACCTTATAGGTAAACAAATCCCAGAAATACCTTCAAATTGGTACAGTAGTATTGATTCCTATTTACAAAATGGTATGATGGCTTGTAAAAACGGTAGATTATATATACCTTTGAGGTATTATAACGGAAGTACAAGTAAAACTTTTATTTTAGTTTGTAATCCGGATGAGAATCTTACTAAAACAGCTCTGTACGACTTAAGTACGGTGGGTTCACCTGCTGGACCGTTTTTAACCAGTGCAATGTCATTGGATGGCTATGATTTAAAGCTACAATCAAGGGATGCGGATACATGGTTTGTCTGTAACGGAAGTTATACTTTTATTACAGACAATAGCTTTAACATTATTGATATTGGATATAGAGATCATACCTTTGACTACCGGTACTTCTTAGAAGATACTCCTGGATGTGCAATCAAAAAGTATTATGTACCAAGCGGCAGCCAAATTTATCAATGGCAATATTACTGGAGCATTTGGGAACCAATAGCAGCAATGACTTTACTTCCGAGTCCGGTAACCAAAACTCCTACTAATACAATGAAAATACAATATGACTTTAATATCCAAAGAGTAGATCCGTTTCAGCCATAGAATGGAACAAGTCTAATTATTGAAAGCGCCTTTGTTGATACAGAGGTTCTTTTTTATATGGAAAATTATAAAGAAATGAGGGATTTAATATGAAAGAAGTTTGGAACTGGATGCAGATCGTTTTCGCTGCGATCGGTGCATTTTTAGGCTGGTTTCTCGGCGGGCCGGACGGTTTTCTGTATGCGCTGATCGCTTTTGTGGCCATTGACTATCTAACCGGCGTGATGTGTGCCGTTGTAGACAGGAAGCTTTCAAGTGAAGTCGGAGCCAAGGGCATCTTCAAGAAAGTGCTTATTTTTGTGCTGGTGGGTGTGGGACATATCATCGACAGCCAGGTGCTCGGCAACGGCGGGGCAATCCGGACAGCGGTGATTTTCTTTTACCTGAGTAACGAGGGAATTTCAATTCTTGAGAATGCAGCACATATAGGACTGCCCATTCCTGAAAAGCTGAAGAACGCGTTGGAACAACTGCATGGCCGCTCAAATGAGGAGGATGAAAAGAAATGAAGCTTTTTACTAAATACATGACGCGAAACGATTGCTATACAGCGGGCCGCAAAATCACGCCTAAAGGAATCATGGTACATTCGACGGCTGTGCCGGGCGTAATGGCGACTGACTGGTTTTCTCGTTGGAACAAATCTTACAAAGCTGGTGAAATAAACAGGCAGGTCTGTGTTCACGCCTTTGTAGACGATAAAGAGGTTTGGCAATACCTGCCTTGGGATCATCGCGGCTGGCATGCAGGAGGATCCGCCAACAATACCCATATTGGCTTTGAAATCTGTGAACCCGCCGGGTTTTCGTATAAATCCGGGTCGGTGATGGTGGGTTATGATGCAGCAAAGCAGGAAGATTATTTCCGTAAAGCATGGCAGAATGCGGTTGAACTCTGCGTTATGCTCTGCAAGAAGTACGGCCTTAATGAGAATGACATCATCTGCCACTCCGAAGGGTATAAGCTTGGTATTGCCAGCAACCATGCTGATGTGATGCACTGGTTCCCCAAGCATGGGGAGAGTATGGACACCTTCCGCAAAGCAGTAAAAAAAGCGCTGGAGAACAGTACAGATACCAATACTGATATTGGAATTGGAGATATGGTGGAGTTTAAGGACAGTGTAAAGAATTACTACCCCGGCAGTGTGGAAGTTCCAACGTGGGTCAAAAATGACTATTACCACAGAGTCACACAGACTTTATACAAAGGCAAGCCGGTCATAAAAGGCGGCAAAGAATGTGTTTTGCTTGGCAAAAAGGTAAAGAAATCCAGCGGTCAAGAGATTGCAGGCATAAACACTTGGGTAGCAAAAGAAAACCTTGTAATTGTAAACAGCATTCCTGATAACAAGGGCAATAGAACCTATACAGTGCAAAAAGGCGACACCTTATGGAGAATAGCGGAAAAAGAACTCGGTAGAGGAACAAGATATCCGGAGATTAAGAAACTCAATGGCCTGACTTCAGATACTATTTACCCCGGACAAGTTTTGAAATTGCCGGAATAATGATATAAGGACAGCCAATCGAGGCTGTCCTAAATTTTTATAGGAGGTGCTTGAATGATAGAGGCGGCTAATCATTTACCATATAACCCGCAGGAAACTAACTATACAAAGATAACACAGGAGGAACTTCAAAGAGAGGTTGATTACTGGCGGGCATATAAAATCCTGCGGAAGATGCTTAAGGCGGGACTGATCTCAGAGGAAGAATTCGACAAAATCGACAAGTTAAATCTTAAAACTTTCTCGCCGATGTACGCACAGCTTATGGCCTAATTAGCTTGCTATTAGCGGCACACAGAGGTAACATGTCACATGCCCAAAGGAGGTGAAAACAGTGAGAAAGGTAACAAGGATTGATGGAAACAATGCTCTCCAAGCTTTCAAGCCAAAGGTGAGGGTAGCGGCTTATTGCAGGGTTTCAACTGACAGTGATGAACAAATGGCAAGTCTGGAAGCACAAAAGGACCATTATGAATCCTATATAAAAGCAAATCCTGATTGGGAATTTGCAGGGATTTACTATGATGAAGGCATATCAGGCACAAAAAAGGAGAACCGAACTGGACTTTTAAGGCTGCTTGCAGATTGTGAAAACAAGAAAATTGACTTTATTATAACCAAGTCAGTCAGCAGATTTGCCAGAAATACAACCGACTGCATTGAGATGGTGCGAAAACTTACCGATCTCGGTGTTTTCATCTATTTCGAGAAAGAGAATATAAACACGCAGCGCATGGAAGGCGAATTGGTGCTGACAATTTTGAGCAGCCTTGCACAAAACGAATCATTATCCATTGCAGAAAATAGTAAGTGGTCTATCAGGCGCAGGTTTCAAAACGGAACATACAAGATTGCATATCCTCCCTATGGTTATGATTATATGGATGGAAAGCTATTTATCAATAAAGAACAGGCTGAAATCGTAAAGCGGATTTTTTCCGAAGTCTTGGCCGGTAAAGGCACACAGAAAATTGCAGATGGGTTAAATTTGGATAAAATCCCAACAAAGAGAGGTTCACATTGGACAGCGACCACTATCCGCGGTATCCTTAGCAATGAAAAATATACCGGGGATGTCCTTCTGCAAAAGACATATACAGATGAGAATTTTAAGCGGCATTATAATCATGGGGAAAAGGATCAATACATGATAAAAGCTCATCATGAAGCCATCATATCCCATGAAGAATTTGAAGCTGCCCAAGAAATATTAAGGCAAAGAGGAAAAGAAAAAGGTGTGATCAAGGGAAGCAGTAAGTATCAAAACCGCTACCCTTTCTCCGGGAAAATCAAATGCGCAGAATGTGGCAGCAGTTTTAAGCGTCGAATTCATGGCAGCGGTGACTGTAAATATATTGCATGGTGCTGCACAAAGCATATAAAGGACACATCAAGCTGTTCAATGAAATTTGTCAGAGAGGATGCGATCCATCAGGCCTTTGTTGTTATGATTAATAAGCTTATTTACGGTCATAAGTTCATTCTAAGACCATTGCTGCAAAGCTTAAAGAAAACAAATTACTCAGATAACATAACAAAGATTCAGGAGCTGGAAACTAAAATAAAAGAAAATACAGAGCGGGTTCAGGTTATTATGGGACTTATGGCCAAGGGATACCTGGAACCCGCTCTTTTTAATACACAGAAAAATGAGCTGCTCAAAGAAGCAGCCATATTAAAAGAACAAAAAGAAGCCATAAAACGCGCAATCGATGGGAGTCAGACTATCCTTGTTGAGGTTGAGAAGCTTCTTAAATTTGCAACGAAAGCTGAAAAGCAGATTGATACATTTGACAGGGAAATATTTGAGAACTTTATTGAAGAAATCATTGTGTTTTCACAGGAAGAAATAGGTTTCAAAATGAAATGCGGGTTGAACCTGAGGGAAAGGTTGATGAAATGATGAGCCATATACCTTTTGGATATACCATTCAAAACGGAAAGGCTGTAGTTAACCAAGAGGAAGCAGTTAAAATTAAGAAGCTATTTGAGGTTTATCTTTCCGGGCTTTCTTTAAGCGAAGCGGCACAAAAAGCGGGTATTAAGCGTTATCACGCATCTGTTGCAAGAATGCTGACAGATAAACGGTATGTTGAGGATAAATTCTACCCGCCCATTATAAGAAGAGACACATTCGAAAAAGCACAACTTGAAAGACGCAGACGAGCAGAGATGCTTGGCAGGATTTATGAACATAAGGGAAATGAAAAGAAATGCCTGATTTTTAGGTTTCATGCTTCAATACCGGATAAACAATACGACGATCCATTTAAGCAGGCAGAGTATGCTTATAGTCTTATTAAGAGCGAGGTGATTTTAGATGACAACCAGGAATGTTACGGTAATTCCTGCTCGTAAACGGATTGGAAATAGTGCAAAGGCTGAAGAATTGCCTAAGCTTCGGGTAGCAGCCTATTGCCGCGTATCTACGGACAGCGAGGAGCAGGCAACCAGTTATGAAGCACAGATTGAGCACTACACAAATTACATCAAAAGCAATCCCGAATGGGAATTAGCCGGTATATTTGCAGATGAAGGTATTACCGGAACCAACACGAAAAAGCGTGAAGAGTTTAACCGGATGATAGAAGAATGCATGCAGGGCAAAATCGATATGATAATTACCAAATCTATTAGCCGTTTTGCAAGAAATACGCTGGACTGCCTAAAGTACATAAGGCAGCTTAAAGAAAAAAATATTCCGGTTTACTTTGAAAAGGAAAATATAAACACGCTGGATTCCAAAGGAGAAATCCTATTGACCATTATGGCATCTTTGGCACAGCAAGAAAGCCAATCGTTAAGCCAGAATGTAAAACTGGGTATTCAGTACCGATATCAGCAAGGGAAAATCCATATCAATCACAACCGTTTTCTTGGCTATACAAAGGATAAGGATGGCAATTTAGTTATCGTGCCAGAAGAAGCTGAAATTGTTAAACGCATTTATAGAGAATACCTCGAAGGTTCCAGTATGCTGCAGATAGCAAGAGGTTTAGAAGCTGACGGAATACTGACGGGTGCAGGCAATCCCAGATGGCATACCAGCACAATCAATAAGATTTTGAGGAATGAAAAATATATCGGTGATGCACTGTTGCAGAAAACCTATACAGTAGATTTTTTATCGAAGAAAAGGGTACCCAATAACGGCATAGTTCCTCAATACTATGTAGAAAACAGCCATGAGCCCATAATCCCGCGCGAAATTTATATGCGGGTTCAGGAAGAGCTTGTCCGCAGAAGATGTGTGCATATAAGTAAGAACGGAAAGAAGAGAAACTACAGCAATAATCATCCATTATCTCAAATGGTGTTCTGCGGCAAGTGTCATGAAGTATTCCGCAGGGTTCATTGGAATAACCGAGGAAAGAAATCAATCGTATGGAGATGTGTTAGCCGATTAGAAAATACCGGTTTGTTTTGTACCGCTTCCACTATACTTGAAGATACGCTAAAAGAGAAAATTGTAGAAGCCATCAATATAGCTGTCAGCGGAAAAAACTCTTTTCTGGCTATACTGAAAAAGAATATTGAAACCGTATTAAGCGAGGATTTGGATGAAAGTACAGCAGATATTGATAAAAGGCTGGAGGAGCTTCAAACCGAGTTGATCCAAAAGGCAAATTCAAAGGAAAGCTATGATAATATCGTCAATGAGATTTACCGACTAAGGGACTTAAGGCAAGAAACACTTTCAAGAAACGCCCTCCGCCAAGATAAGCGAGATCGGATTGCTGAGATGACGGACTTTCTTAACACGCTAACCGATGATATTACAGAGTTTGATGATAAACTGGTTAGAAAACTAGTTGAAAAAGCAACTGTATATGATGACAGGTTGGTGGTAGAGTTTAAGTCGGGGTTAGAAATAGAAGCAAACCTATAA